ACTCCCCCAAATCCCCCCCGCAAGCTGAAACTGAAACCCACCCAAAAATCTAATCCCTATATAAGCCAAGTTCCAAGTTTTTTAATAGCCTCCGAGCAATTAGGGATTTACCATAACAACTCTAAAAAAAATGCTTGATTTTGAATAAGTTTTGGGTTAATTGAAAGAGTTGAATTTATTAAAAAATGTCGATTTATGTCTAGTTTTGTCGAATTATGTTATGATATTAGTTATATTTTAGATAAATATATTGAAAGGTGGCTATATGTTAAGAGTAGATAAAATTGTTAAAATTGCTTCTAGTTTTCTTGAGTATGCTCCAAATAAAACTATGCCTTATTTAAAGCTTATAAAACTTATGTATATTTTAGATAGGGAGTATATTCAAAGAGGAGAAAAACACCCAACTACAGACGACCATTTTTCTATGAAAAACGGCCCTGTTTTATCAGCTACTTATGCTTATATTAAAAGTAATAATAATTATTGGTCAGATTATATAAAAACTATAGATTACGATTCTACTTTAATTGAAAAACCAGAAGGTAGTTTATCTAAACAACTTTTACTTGATATTAAAAAAATTTATTATCAATGTGCTCACATGGATTGGGATAAAATGATTGAGTTTTCTCATGATTTTTTTTCAGAATGGGATGAAAGAGCAGAAACTTATAATACTTCTTTTCCTATAACAATTAATGACATAAAAAAAGCTAAAACTATTGAAGAAGCTATGTATAGTGATTTATCTATACCTGATGAACTTTCTGAATTTGCTAATACTTTATGAAAGCAGGTACAGTAGTAATAGATCTAGCGGAGAATGTAGATCATTACCTTTTAATTCTCGCTAATGAAGAACGAGTTTTAGGTTTAGAAATTGGCTCACCTAGCATTGTTTCGGTTGAAAGAGCAATTACATTTCATCTTCTGAATCCAAGTCTTAAATTTAAAAATTTAACAGGTCATACTTTAAGCCCTTGTTTCATCAGCTTGCCACAAATTAATCGTATAAATCAGTTGTATAAGGATTTTCTTTTAGAGTTAAAAAATAATTCTGAATTAATCCAAATGGCTAACTTATAAAAAAAATGCTTCTTTTTAAATAAGTTTTGGGGTGGGTTAATTGAGGGTTAATGTTAAGAAAAGAGTGAGTTTTCTCTTTTTTGAAAAACAAATTAACCTTTTTTTGGAAAATTAATCTTCATATGTGGGGTTGACAGATTTCTCTAATTTCAGTAATATTATAATGATAGAATTAATTTTAATTAAATTGATTTTCAAAAAAAAGGAGCAAACACAATGCTAACCTCTTTTGGTAAGGAACTAAGAAAGTATAGAATTGATAATGATATTTTACTTGGAGAAATGGCAAGTAAAATCGGTGTATCAGCATCTTTTTTGTCGTCAGTTGAAACAGGTAAAAAAAAACTAACAGAGAAAATAATTAATAATATATTTTCTGCTTATGAAATAAAGGATGAAACAAAATCTATAATGAGTATGTGTGCTAGGAATACAATGGCTTCACAAAACAAAATTACAGTTTATGGTAGAGATGAAGATAAAGAGCTTGTTGCTCAATTTGCTCGTGAGCTTCCAACAACTTCGGACGAAATAATTAGAAAGATTTTAGAACAACTTAAAAGTTAAGAGAGATTATGTATACTAGACAAAAAGGTTCTCAAGTTGATCCTAGATCAAAAATAGAAATTCAGAATATCGCTATTGCAGTTCGTGAAATGTTTTGCGAACCAAAACAAAAATATTTGAATTTAGCTTATATTCTTGAAATATCAATGTCTAAGAAGTTTCCAAATTTCAATGTTGAAGTTTGTGATAAATCTGAAATGGGTAATAGCCTTGCTTTCGCATGTATAGGGCTAGACTCTATTAAAGTTAGAGAAGATGTTTATAATAAGCTTTTGGATCATGATGGGATGGCTCGTTTTACTATTGCCCATGAATTGGGCCATTATTTTATGCATAGGAAACCTCAATATTTTCATAGATTGGATGCTAATATGGATTTTCCTATTTATGAAGATTCGGAATGGCAAGCTAATACGTTTGCATCTAGTTTTATGGCTCCAACTCCATTAATTTTAAATTGTGTTGATAAGTTTCAAATTTCAAGTGAATTTGGTATGTCCCATAGTGCAGCAAAGGTTGCTTTCGATAGGAAATTATGTAAAAAATAATATAATTAAAAAAAGAGGACTCAACTAAAAGCGAGCCCTCAACATTTGTACTAAAGATAACTGTTAAAAGTAATCAATAGAAAATTAAGCTGTTCGAATGATAACTGATTTACTACCTTTAGCGCAAGTGATGTATTGCTTTTTTAACAAAAAGAGGTTGACATGGGTTATTATATCTATTGTCGTTATCGCAGAGTTAAAGGCTCTAATAGACTTCTTGATGCGCATGCCTACGGGTACAAAGCATGGAGAATTTTTATTAGAGAAGAGAAGAAGAAAGATTAGTTATTAACATCTTACGAGGTGCCCCATTAGGGGCATTTTATGATCTTTAAATAGATTTGTATAGGGGATAATTAAATGAAAAATAAAATTAGAGCTTATGCTACGCCTCTTTTATTAGCGATGTTTTTAACAACAATTATTGTAAAAACACAATGGGGTTTTGCTATTATAATGCTTGAGTTTATTAAAAATAATGATGCTATATTTATTATTTACCTTGTATTACAGATAATGACTATAATCTTATTTGCAAAAGATATAATAATGGAAAATGATTATTATTTTTTACAATTTTTAGATTATATGGGTAAAAAAGATATGTATCGAACAGGGGCGATTTTTAATGTTATTTTAGCTTTTATAGCTCCTTTTTCGGTGGGTTTAATAAAAGTTGTAGATATAAATTCAAATTGGGGAATACTAGTTTTCTTTTTTTTGAAAAACAAAAGAACGATAATATTGTTAATTGGAGTGAGGATATTTTAGAACACTCTGGAATTAAAGAGTTAAAAAAAGATGATGTTGATAATTTTTTTAAAAAAGTATATTTACCGATTTTTGATTTGATTTTAGAAAAAGAAGAAATAGTTTCTGCTTTTAGTAAAAATCCTATTGTAACCAATTTCGATGCCAAAATTGATTTTAGAGTAATAAATAAAACTCCTTTTTCTTCGAGTTCAAATATAGATAATTATGAGCCAGAATTTAAGAGTTTTTCTCCAGCTGTAAATTTGTTTTTTAATACAAATCTTAAAAAAGAAAATCATCAAATGTTCACAATACCAGCTTCACATTTCAATGTAATTGCAAATAAAATTATATCTATAAAAAAAGAGCTAGATGCTTTTTTACCATTGGTTGAAAAAATGCAAGAACTTAATGATGATGGTGATACTAATGGCTGATTATAATAAAGAAAAATTGTTAGATTTTGATCTTAAAAAAGCCAATAGTTTGTCTTATTTAGGACAATTGGAAGAAAATAGTGGTATAGAAGAGGATTTGTTTTTATTAAATCTAGGGCGTAAAAAAAATCAATGTAGTTCTTCTATTAATTTTTCTGAAACTAAAAATAGTCTTAGGGAAATTATAAACAGCCTAAAAAATAAGAAAACACCGAGATCTATTATAGTAAATTCAGCAGAAACTGATTATAAACAAGCTCAAGATAAGTTGATAAAAAATGAAGATTTAAAGTATGGATATATTTTTAAAATAAATACTTCTACAATGGAAAATTATTGTGAAATTCATTTGCAAAAAGAACTTTTGATTAAAACTTATGAAGATGTAAAAGAACGTTATTTGTACAGTTTTGGTCAGGTTGAACATAGTATAAAAAATGCTTTAAAAAAGCTTTCAAAAGAAGGTTTAGAAAATAAAAATTATAGGATTGTTTTAGTTAAAGATAATCTAATTAATGAAAAATTTGCAAGATTGATATTTGAAAAACTACCTGTGCGTATTTCAATGTTTTCCCCTTTTTTGAAAAAAATAATAGGTAATCTCAATTCTCAGGCAAAAAATAATACTATTTTGTATGAAAATTTAAAAGTTAGCGTTCAATTTAGTGAATTAGTTTTAGAGACTTTAAAAAAATGAAAAAGAGTTTGTTGCCTTTAGTTAAACGTTATTTGTTTATATTTAAATATAAACATATTTTTTAGGTATTTTAATATTATGTCTCTTTCGTAAATTCCTCATATTGCCCCATATAAAAATTTTAAGTATCTTAGTTGAATGGCATTAATAACAACTAAAGAAGTCGTAAAGAGAATGAAAGTTTTAGGGATTTGTACTCGGCAAAACTTTAATGCTAAGTATGGTCCTTATATTGCGATTGCCCTTAGAAAAGGGGTTCGTAATTATTATGACTCTGATGATATTAACGATTTTATTGAAATGGTTTTATCTGAAGGTGACTGGAAAACTTTTTTAGTTGATAAAGATTATGGCCATTATAAAAATCAAACTCATCTTATAGATGATCTTATCTTAGAGCCAAAGCCTGAATCTGATAATCGTGATGAAGTTTTACAGTATTTTATTGAACGTTGTAATCAGCTTGAAAAACTTTTACAAGATGAAAGGGATTCTAATCATAAGCTAATTCAAGACCTAGAATCATTAAAGGCTAAGATTAGAGAGTTTGAGACTAAGAAAGCTTATTTATCTAAGATGATTTTAGAACTCTAGGGTTTTTGTTATTGTTAAATAATTATAGTGATTGAAAAAATAAAAATGCTTAGGCTTTTAAAAGATTTTTTATTAGTGTATATTTTGTTTGAGTTTAAAAAGACTAAAAAGAGTTTGTTTATATATGAATAATTTAAAAAATGTTTTTTTGGATGAAATTAGTAATATGATTTCTCCGACAAAGATTAATTCTTTGATTATTAATGCTACGGTTGAATTAAAGTTTGAACCTAATATTGAAGTTTTTAATGAAGCATTATTGGGAGAATTTTATAAAAACGATTTAGTTAATAGTAAAACACTTAAACGAAGAAATGAAGCAGATATACCAGAGGCAACACGTAATGCAAATCCTAATTTTAAATATTTAGCGACCCATCATTTTCGATGGAAAGATAAATATGTTGTTTCTTTTGGTAGTCGTGCTATAGCTATTACTATTGATGAACATTATACAGGCTGGAAAGATTATTTTTTTGATATAAAAGAAGTTATGAGCATAGCTTTGCCTTTTATATCTAAAATAGATAGGGTTGGATTAAGATACATAGATTTTTTTAAAAGACCTGTTTTTGATTGTATAAAATTAAAAGTAAATTATGGAGAAAATTCATTTATAGATGATGGCGAATCTTTGAATTTATATAAGCATTTTAGTTATGATCAAATGGAAGCCACTTTAATGATCGCTAATAAGGCTTCTGTCGAATTTTCAAACGGAACAAAAACGGATGGTTCAATTATTGATATAGATGTTTATCGTAATTTGGCAATTACTTCTGAAAGTGTTTTTGGCTTTATTGAAGAATTACACAAGCTTGGAAATAAAATATTTTTTACATTATTAACAGATGAATTTTTATCTTCTAGAAAACCAAGATCTAAGGAAAAAAAATAATATGAATAGTCAAATTCGTTTGGAAGAACCAGTTTCTTTTTATGGACAAACATGGCTTGAAGAATCTAATAGAACAAGTATTTTGTTTCATCCACCAGTTAAGCAACCTAAGATTTTGTTTTTTGACGATGATTTCATTATTTATGAACAGACTGAACATAATTTGGTTAAAACCAGAGAACAAGCGGATAAATTAATTGAAATTATAAACTCAGGTGAAAATGAGTGGTCAATTTAAGAGTTTTTTAAAGTCAGATACTCCTCATCTTTTAGCTTTACCAAATACAAATAAAAGAGTTTTATCTATATATTTAGCTTTAAATATTAATAACCTTTGTGTCGTATTATTATGTTTTTTTCCAGATAATTTAAAATTAATATGGGATGGTAAAGAAAATTCTTTTCTTAGTGAAAATAAAGATGATTTTAAGCGGTATTCTTTTGATAAGGTTAGTTCTTGTCGTTTAGAGTATTATAAGCCTTTAGAATTAAAAAAAATACATTTATTAATTCTTCCAAAAGATAAAATTTTCAAAGATTTTTTTAAGAATAAAGTATATCCATTGATTCAAAAAAAATTAAACCGTTAGGTTTTGCAAGATATCGACAAACTGACAAAAAAATAACCTATTTATTAGGTTTTAGCTTTTTTCACTTCTTTTTATTCTGATAATGTGACAAAATAAATATATACAATATTATCAATCAACACCTTTAACGCTGAATATTTTGACTATTATTGGGTAAATATTTAGAAAAAATTAAAAAAACGGTGACTTTTTATGTTTTTTTGGAGCTTTTCTTGGTTTTTTATGAAAAAAAAAGGCAAAAATAATAAAAAACCTAATAAAATTACTCCTAAACAATGGCGTTTTATAGAAGAATACGTTATTGATTGTAATGGAACTAAAGCAGCTATTAGAGCAGGATATAGCGAAAATAACGCAACTGACCAAGCTAGTCGTTTATTATCTAAAAAGCAGATAAAAGCCGAGGTTTCTTCTCAATTAGAAAAAATATCAAAAAAAGTCCAAATAACGGCCGAGCGAGTTATCAAAGAATTAGGCTTGATTGCTTTTTCAAATATCCGTGATTATGTTGAGATTGATTCTCATAATGTTGTTCTTAAGGCCCCCGATCAAATAACAGATGATCAAATGAGGGCGGTCTTAGAATATTCTAGTGATCTTAAAGGAAATACCAGGGTTAGATTACATAATAAAATTAGAGCCTTAGAAAAACTAGGTGAACGACTTGGTATTTTTAACCAGGAGAATGAATCAACAAACTCTGAACCAGTTAAGCTTTTGTTTAACCGCTTACCTAAAGCTGATGATGGGGGTGAGAGTGAGAACGGTTGAGGTTGATCTTTTAGCTCATCAATTTGATTTTATTGCCGATTATACAACCCCTTATATTTTATTACTTGGTGGTTATGGTTGTGGTAAAACTCATGGTTTTGCGGCTAAGGCTGTTTCGATGAGTATTTTAAATGCTGGTTATTGCGGTGTGATAATGGAGCCTACAGGCCCCTTGATTCAAGATGTTTTAGTGCCGACTTTAGAAGAGGTTTTAGAGCTTAGTAAAATTCCTTATAAATTTAAAAGCAATAACCAAAAGCCAAATTATTATATTGATTGTGGTAATGGCAAGATAACCGAGTTGCGTTTGCGTTCGGCAGAGAACTGGAGAAGACAGGTTGGCGCTAACCTTGCTTTTGTTGGTGTTGATGAAATCGATACTATGAAACCTGATGATGCTTTAAAAATGATGCAAAAGAGTAAGCCTAGAATTAGAAAGGGTAAACATTTACAGTTTTTTTGTGCAACTACTCCTGAAGGCTTTGGTTTTTGTTATCGTTTTTTTGAAAAAGGGGTTGATTCAGATAGGCGAACTATTCGGGCTAGGACTTATGATAATCAATTTTTGCATGATAATTATGTTCCTGACCTTAGAAAGCTTTACCCTGCTAATTTGATTGATGCTTATCTTGAGGGACATTATGTTAATTTAACTTCGGGTACTGTTTATATTAATTATAATCGTTTTAAAAATAATACTGATATAACAGAAGATAGTAGAGAACCTCTTCATATTGGTATGGATTTTAACGTGACTAAAATGGCTGCGATTATCCATGTTATTAGAGATGGTTTACCTTATGCGGTAGATGAACTTTTAAATATGTATGATACTCCAGCAGCGATTAAGATTATTGAAAGGCGATGGCCAGATCGTTCTATTATTGTTTATCCAGATGCTTCAGGTAAAGCTAGAAAATCAGTTAAAGCTAGTGAGTCTGATATTTCTTTATTAAAAGATGCAGGTTTTAGAGTTAAAGTTGATGGAAGAAACCCTAGTGTAAAAGATAGAATTTTAGCAATGAATGCCATGTTTAAAAATGGTGATGGTCAGTTTAGATATAAAGTTAATGTTGAGCGTTGCCCTAATTATGCAGAGAGTTTAGAGCAACAAGTTTATGACGATAATGGTGAGCCTGATAAAAGCAGTGGTTTAGATCATGCGCTTGATGCAGCAGGCTATTTTATTAATCAAAAGTATCCAGTTAAAAAGAAAGATGCGTCAATTTTTACAATGCGATTATGAGGTGCGAAATGCAAGAAGAAAAAAACAATACTCCTGATGTTAAAAGTAATCATTATAAATTAATGGAGGCTGATTGGAAGATTAGCTCTGATTTGCGTAAGGGAACAGGTCACGTTAGAGAGCAAAGAGAGGATTATTTACCTAAAAACCATGAAGAGGACAATACTGATTATGATGTTCGTCTTAAGCGTTCTTATTTGTTCCCGGCTTTTGATGCTGCTATTGATGGACTTACTGGTATTGCTATGCGAAAGGGTGTTATTCGATCAAGTGATTTGGAAGAATCTATTACCGAATATCTTAAAAACATTGATAACGCAGGTACAGATATTGAGCGATTTGTAGCTAAATGTTTAGATGGCGTACTTGAAAAAGGATTTGCTTATATTTTGGTTGATTATCCAAAAGCAGATCCTAATATTATTACGGAAGCTGATCGAGTAAAGGCAAAACGTCGGCCTTATTGGGTGATTTATGAAGCTAATCAATTAATCTCTCATAGAACCTCTAATATTAATGGCCAAACGGTTTTAACCCAAGCTGTATTATTAGAAACGGTAGTAGCCCCTGATGGTAAATTTGGAGAAAAGATTGTAACTCAATATAGGGTTTTACTTCCTGGAGAGTTTCAGATATGGCGAGAAATTGTCGGTGGTAATGGTGAGAAAAGGATTGAGCTAATTAAGGAAGAGTCAGGAGCTACCGGATTAAAAGAAATTCCACTTGTTGCAATACCTGGTAAATCAGAAGGATTATTTACAGGAACCCCTCCATTGATTGATTTAGCTTATATGAATATAGAACATTATCAAAAACATTCTGATCGTTCTTATTTATTACATAAGGCTTGCATACCACTTTTAACATTAACAGGGTTTGACCCAGCCGAAGTTAAAAAGCTTAAAATCGGCCCCTCGTCAGGATTAGTAACCGAAAATGAAAACGCTAAAGCAAGTTATACCGAAGTTGAGGGGCATGCTTTTGAAGCTTCTAGGGAAGAATTAAAAGACGTTGAGTGTCGTATGGCATCGTTAGGTTTGCAGATGATAGCAGAAAAACAAGACAGCCTAAAAACTGCTACAGAGGCAAATATTAATCAAAATGATAAAACAAGTGATTTGAGAAATATTATTATTGGGTTAAATGGGGCCTTAAAAGTGGCTTTATATTTTACGAGGCTTTGGACTAACACAAGTGGTGAGGGCATTATTAATTTATCAACTGATCTTAATAGCATGACTTTAAACCCTCAAATTTTAGGGCATTTGTCGAGTATGGTTTCTGTTCAACAATTAAGCCTTAATACAATGTGGTCAATTTTAAAACAAGGTGAAATCTTATCACCTGATTTTGATAGTGAAGTCGAACAAGAGCTTTTAAATAGTGAAGCAGATCTTGTAAGTGCTGAGGGTTCTTTAATTGACTAAAAAAAATAACGACATAGGCTCTTTAATACTTCAAAGCCAGCTGTTATCAGAAAACTTGTCTTTAAATTCTTTGAAGATGTTAAAGGGGTCTATTGCTAAAGCTTATAGTGAAATCATTGGTTTAATTAAGGGGTCTAAGGATAAATTTACGACTTTAAAATATAAATTGATGCTTAAACAAATGAAGCTTTTTGTTAGTCAAAATTTTAAAGAAGTACCTGGTATTGTTGAGTCTGAATTAACCGATATATCAAAGATTTATTATCATGAAGCTAACTCTATTATGATTGCTCATTCAAAGGCTTTAGATTTTAATAAAATTCCTTTTACATCCGCTATTAATGCTGTAAAACTAGAATCTTTTAATTTGCCCGCAGGAGGTGGCCATAATTATAAATTAGTTGATTTGTTAAATGGTAATACTCAATATGAATCATTTAAACGTTTATTAACTAATGGGCTTTTATTAGGGAAAAGTAATCAAGAGATGGAGTCAGTTGTTAGGCATTGGGCTAATATGAGTGTCAATGGTGCCAAGGCTACTTTAAGGACTGCTGTATCTACTGTAATGGCTCAATCTAGGGAAGAATCATATAAAAATTTTGAAGATGTTATTATTGGTTATAAATGGGTGGCCACTTTGGATATGCGGACTACTCTTGGTTGTCGTGCTTTAGACCAAAAGAAAGTATTAAAACGGAGTGAATTGCCCTCTACCCCTCGTCATTTTCGTTGTCGTTCTGTGGTTGTTCCCAGGACTAAATTATCTGATCAAATGGACCAGGTTAAAACAAGGCCTTGGGCGTTGCATGATGATAGTAAAAAAACTCAACATTATAAATGGACTAAAGTTAATGGAAAATATAAAAGATTGGGGCCTGCTGGTAGAAGTACTAATTTTAAAATAATTGATGGCGGTCAAATTAAAGCTACTACTACTCCTGAAGAATGGTTTAAAGCTCAACCTAAAAGCTTTCAAATTAAGTATCTTGGTAAGCGTAAGTTTGTATTATTTGAAGCCAATAAGCTTAAATTTTCTGAAATGGTTGGAAAGGATTTAGAACCACTTACGATTAAAGAATTAGAGCTTTATTTAGATAAAAAATATGGTAGGCCATTAGTTAAAGCTAGATTTAAAGCTAAAACGGTAAAAGAGGTCGAAGATTTTGCAAGAAAGCATAAGCTTGCTAGTATTGTAAATTATAAGGGCTTTGATTTAAGAATTGCTAATGATTTTAATAAGGCTTTATGGGAGCATAAAAGAGATTTTCCAGAAGTAATAAAGGAACTTGGCTTTGTTGGTTATGCTCAAGATTTTAATAAAATGGAGTATAAGAGAGAATTTGAATTAGCACTTGCACATTTTTTAAAAAAGGGGCTTTCATTAGAAGGTGCTAAATATAGGGCTAAACAAAAAATAAAGCGTGTAGTCGTTGGGTCAAGGGTTCTTGCTCAAACAAGAGGAAGTTCTCCAAAGCGACTTTTTGGAGTAGAAATAGAGAAAGTTAGTTGTGTTGTAGTTAATAAAAACGCTGCGAATAATTATGATAATTTTTTAAGTATAATTAAGCGCAATATAAAAGATGGTCATTTTCCTATTGTACCAGAAGATAAAGCTATAAAAATGGTTTTGGATCATGAAATTGGTCATCGTTTAGATCATTTACTTAAGATAAGGCAAAATAAGTTAATGATTGATTTATATAGAGATAAAAAAGCGATTAAAGATGGTTTATCAGGCTATGCAAGTAGTTCAATTGGTGAAATGATAGCAGAGGGTTGGGCAGAATATAAAAATAGCCCTAAGCCTCGACAAATAGCCGTAAAAATTGGTAAGCTAATAGAAGAGCAGTATAGGAGTCAGTATGGATCTATTTAGCCGAATTAAAAAAGATGTTAAAGACTTGACTGATGGAGAAATCAGAGATCTTATTAAGTTTAGAAAAAATAAAAAATTAAGTGATGATAAAATTTATAAAGAAATTTTAGAGTTTGATTTAAGTTTTTTAGAATATGAAAAAGAACAAAAAAAATATCGTGAATACGAAAAACGCCTTATGGATCCCGATCCTGATTTTGTTAAAAATAATCCTGATATGATACATTACTAAATTTTTCTAAATATAGATTAATACGGGAGCCAGTATGGATCTATTTGACCGAATTAAAAAAGAAGTTAAAACATTAAGTGATGAAGAAATAAAAGAGATTATAAGTCTTTTTAAAAAAGAGGGCTTAAGTGATGATAAAATTTATAAAGAAATCTTAAAGGTCGATTTAATTACCTTAGAATCAAAAGAACGGCATAAGTATGAAGATGGTTTAATAGAATATTAGATTAATACAGGGGCCAGTATGGATCTATTTGATAAATCTTATTAAAAGAAAGTTCAGTTAGTTCTATTTTGGAACGTACTGCCGAAAATTTGCTAAAGGTATTCAAAAAATCTTTTTAATCGCTTGAAAATGTCTAAAAGAGTATATTTTGTTTGAATTTTTTACTATTTTAAGGTATACACTTCGACTTGCCGATATACTTATAATAGTAAATGGTTAAATTTGGAGGTCAATATGATTAATAAATTGCTTAAAAATGCTTTTGATTGGTATATGCAAAATATCGATGATCTATTGGTTAAATATTCTGGTAAAGTTTTAGTTATTAAAGATTGCAAGGTTATTGGAATTTTTGACGATGAATTAGAAGCTATGGATGAAACCAAAAAAAATCATGAGCCAGGTACATTTCTTATTCAAAGGTGTAACCCTGATAAAGATTCTTATTCTATGAAGTTTATGTCAAGGGTAGCGTTTATATAGAATGTCACAAGCGTTTACAACTAAATCAAATGGAATAATTAGACAAATTGTAACTCCTGTTAATGTTAGTGAAGCATTTAATTTAGATAAAAAAGATAGACCTGATAAGTTGTTTAATTTTAATGCTCTTTGGGATACAGGGGCAACTAATACTGTTATTACCCAAAATGTAATTGATAAATGTGGTCTTATTCCTTTTAGTGTATCAAAAGTTAGTTGCCCTAGTGGTGATTATGATTCTGGAGTTTATCGAATTGCACTTAGATTGCCAAATGGTGTCGGTTTTTCTGATATAAGAGTTACAGAGGGTAAGATTGCACCAGGTATTGATTTGTTAATAGGTATGGATATTATTTGTACAGGTGATTTTGTTGTTACAAATTTTAATGGAAAAACAACAGTTTCATTTAGAAACCCATCACAATGTGAAATAGATTTTGTTGAGGGAAGTATACCAAAGCCATCTTTAAAAGTTGGACGTAACGATAAATGTCATTGTGGAAGTGGTAAAAAGTTTAAAAAGTGTTGCGGTAAATAACCGTTATTTATAATAAATTTTTCTAATTATAGCGCTATATAAAATTATAGCGTTCTTTTTTTATACAAAAAATTACCTATTATTACTAAACTTGTCGAAAACCTTTGACAATATGACAAAAAATTATCAATAATATTATATAGGCCCATGCGAGATGCAAAGAAGAGCCTTAGCGAGATGCTTAAATCTTATCTTTTGAGAAACTTATATTAGTTTCTTTAGCGTGATGCTTAAATCCCATAATCTTTATAAATTGGAGGCGATTATATGCTTAAATTCCGTATTAGTTCAGATGTCTTTGACGCTTTAGGCGATGATATTAAAAAACTTTATAAAAAAACAGGTTCAGGATATCAATTATCTATTGAGGGATTGCCAGAAGAAAAAGAAGATTCTGACAAAAATACCGAAGTTGAGGGTTTAAAAGATGCCCTTAAAAAAGTTAGAGATGAAAACAGAGATTATAAAAAGAAAATTGGTGAGTATTCTAAAAAGGAAAAAGAGGATATTACTAATAATGGTTCTGCGGATGAACGCCTTAATTTAGCATTGAAAGAGCTTAAGGAAGAAAAAGAGCGGTCTGGTTCTTTAGAAACTAAAATGAATGGTTCTATGATTGATTCTGAAATTATGACAGCTATTACTGATGCTAAGGGAAGTCAAACCCTTTTAAGCGAACATTTACGCTCTAAATTAATGATTCATAAATTACCCGATGGAAAAAGTGTTGTAGTTGAGCGTGGTGAGAATGGTCCTAAATTTAATGATGCTTCAGGTCAACTTAGATTTGCTAAAGATATACTAGAGGGTTGGAAAAAAGATCCTAATTTTATGCCAGCATTTTCAGCACAAGAGCCAGGTGGTTCAGGTGCTCCTTCAGGTGGCAATAATGGCTCTGCTGAAAACTCTGATACTTTGACAATGGAAGAAGTAATGCAAAACGTGTGGTCATAAACAATAGGAGGAAACAATGCCTATATTAAGAGACATTGTAATTAAACAAGCGAAAAAGCAAACTAAATTATTAGACAGCTTTACAGAAGAAACCCCGATTATTAATGGGATTAACTTTGAGGCTAGTACTCATGGGCTTCAAAATGTATATGAAAAAGTGATTAGTATTAAACATGCTGATATAGCAGATTTAGACGCTCCACTTGGTACCGTTGATATGGAAACAAGCCTTGAAAGAGCTAGCTTGTCTGTCATTGGTGGCATTATGGAAGTTGGCGAAGATAGAGCCGTTCAAATGGGTGGCCCTGCTTCTTATTTTGCTAAAAAAATGCCAGCAATTTTAAGAGAAACAGGAAATCAAACCGAGAAATCTATTTTTTATAATAACCTAAGACAATATGCTTTTGGTGTAAGTAAATTGGTTTCTGCAGGTGGTAGCAGTAATACAAATTATTCAATTATTGCTATTAAATGGGCTCCTGGTGAAATGACAGGACTTTATGATAAAGGTGGACTTGGTAAAGGTTTAGTTTTTGATATTAAAGCTTTAAATGGAAAAAATCTTTATAAAGATAAAAATGAGCGTTTAGTATTTGGCCAACGTATGAAAACTTATATAGGTATTCAACTTGCAAATCCTAAATATATTGCTGGTATTGTTAATAAC